GCTTCACGCAGCTGAAGTTCCGGGTTGAATCCGGCCGTGTCCCGGCAATATGCCATAGCGGACACATTTCCTTTCATAGCGGTCTGCACAGCCATGATATTTACCACATCTCCCAGGGACCACCCCTCTGAATTGATCCCCAAGGATTCCAGTTGTTCTTTCTGTTTCGGCGATATATCAAGCTCAAGAATCTTTCTCATGGACTCCCGGAGGTCTCGCTTTTGTCTCCTCACTCTCCCGGATGCAACTCCGCCTTTCCTACTCAGTGCTTCGGCTTCCTCTCGGCTTTTATTCTGTACTAAGTTTTGTTCATTCGCCACACCTCCACCTCTCTTCTGCAACGCAAAAAGGACTCCGTATAGCCTCGTGTAGGCTTCCAAAGTCCTTTTGTGGTGTATTTGTCGTCTATGTTATTCTTCTCAACTCACGCCCCGATTAGAGGGCGATTCTTTATTCTATTCTCCGTATAACAGAACTAAAGTTTTCTTCCCGGATTCAACGGATTTTGCAATGTCAATCCCGATCTGCCGATAGAACTCCGGGTGCACGATACATTCATACGCCCGTGCCATCGCTTCTCGCTGCTCTTTTGTTACGTTGATTCGAAAGTCTTTCGCCAGCTTTAAAGCCTTTTTGAAATCCCCGGCCTTGATCGCTTCCTTTACAATTTCTGTTTTCTTCTTCATGATCCCGTGCCCTCCCTTACTTCATTCTGATTGATGCGTACGTTTCCGGCGTCCAGGTATACCCGTTATGTGTCGGATCTGTTTCTTTGCCCCTTTGAAATTCTGAAAGATCTCGCTTTGTTTTAGGGTCAAGATTTCCTTCCGATTTCATATGATCGAAATACCCGCCCCAGTCTCCATAGTCAAAAAGATTCATCTGTCTTGGCTGGAGCGCCTCCTGTTCGTCATGGAACATATCGAGTTCCGTCTTTCCGGCTCTTTTCCCTTTCCAGGTATGAACGTCATATACATATCCCGGAATGTCGCTGGCATCTCTCATTC